ATGGACAACAACTCAAAGGACTCGGTACGTCTGCGGAGACGTGCCATCTCTGGAGGCAGACAGTCGCTCTACCTCGACATCTACGTGAACGGAAGACGGAACTACGAGTTCCTGAAGCTCTACATCGAGCCGGAGAGGACGAGGGCGGACAGGAAGAAGAACGAGGAGACGATGCAGTTGGCCGAGGCCATCAGGGGCAAGCGGCTCGTCGACGTGCAGAACAGGCGGTACGGCTTCGAGTCGGCGTACAGGCTGGACACGAACTTCCTGGACTATTACCGGAATATGTGCGAGAAGAGGCTGGGAGAGATGAGCCGGGGGAACTGGGGCAACTGGTGGAGCTGCCTGAAGCATCTGGAGAAGTTCTGCGAGAGGACCCCTGACATCACGTTCCGTGAGATTACCCCGGAGTGGATCCAGTCGTTCAAGGAGTATCTCGACAGGGATGCGAGGGTCAAGCAGACGGTGTTCGGCAATGTCATCCGCACGGACAAGCCCCTGTCGCAGAACAGCAAGATGTCGTACTTCAACAAGGTGAGGGCCTGCATCAACCAGGCCTTTGAGGAGAAGATCATACCGCACAATCCGTTGAGGGGAATCGAGAGCTTCAGGTCGGGAGAGACGCACAGGAACTATCTGACCATAGACGAGATTAAGGCCCTGGCGAAGACTGACTGCAAGTACCCCGCGCTGAAGAGGGCGTTCCTGTTCAGTTGCCTCACGGGCATCAGGAAGAGCGACATAGAGAAGATGAGGTGGAGCGAGGTGCAGAAGCAGGGAGACTACACGAGGATCATCTTCACGCAGAAGAAGACGAACTCCACCGAGTACCTTGACATCAGTCCGGAGGCGGAGAGGTATATGGGAGAAAGGCGCGGTCCTGAAGACAGGGTGTTCTACGGATACAGGTACGACAGCAGCACCATCAACGAGTTGAGGAGATGGTGCCTGAGGGCAGGGATAACGAAGGACATCACGTTCCACTGCGCGAGGCACTCGTTCGCCGTGATGATGATTGACCTGGGTGCGGACATCTACACGGTCCAGAAGCTTCTCGGCCACAAGGAGCTCCGCACGACGGAGATATACGTAAAGCTACTCGACAAGAAGAAGCAGGCAGCAGTACTGCTCATACCAAAGGTCGAGCTGGATTGAGAGTTCTATTTCGTCCATAGTCATTTATTGGAGTTGAATTTCTTTATCGGACCTATCCCGGTGAGGAGCCACTGGGAGGATATTCCGTAGTCTTTTACGAGGTAGTAGAGCCACGACACCTGGAAAATGTCGCGGCTCAAATCTTTTTCGAGCTTGTTGAGGTTCCAGCGGTCGATGTTGTGTGCGCGTGTGAAGGTTGCCTTTCCTCGGATTTCCTTGTTGGCCTTGAGGTAGTAGAGTGCGTCGAAGAAGCGCCTGATGATGGCCTGGCTGTCTTGTGTGTTCATTTCATTCCGTATTTAATCAATAGCACATTGACGACCGTAGTAATAACGGTTGCAATAGCCCATACCCCCACCCGAATCTTGCCTTTCGCAATAGTCTTGCTGTCAAGGAGATAATTGGGGATTTCTATCCGTTCCTTGTGCACTCCCTGCGGTACCACCCTGTACCCTACAGAATAGCGTCTGTCTGGAATGCGTCTTGGTTCATTCGTATAGACCGTAAATGCGGTCGTATCTTTGAATAAATAAATCAGTGTGAAAATTCCGTAGACAATAGGGCCAATAAGGATCATCAGAGGAGACAGCATAAGGCAAGCGACATCTTGCCAGTTGATTATGTCCTGCTTGTGGTATTCGATTTCGTTTTCCTTGTTGGGCTGTCCTGGTGCCCAAAGGATGTTGGACCTGTCTGTTTTGACTACACGGACGGGAGTTGCGTGTGCGTCTCCGAAAATCTGGTTTGATATTGTTCTGCCGTAGTCGCGTCCGACTTGATTGACTGCAGAGCGTATGAAGCCTTTGCAGAGGCTGTTCATAAAGTTTGCCATACGGATGTTATTTAACGAGTTTAGCGATTGTTGCGGATAGTTCTGAGATAGTCTTCTGCTGCTGTGCGATTATCTTCTGGAGGTCTGCAATCTGGGCGTTGGTGGTGATGTCCCGTCCTGCTATGTTCCCGTTGTTCGTCCCTGTGTTCACGGCTGACGAGGTGGGCTGCATTCCAAAGAACTCTGGAACGGGAATGCCGGTCACTCCAGATAGTCTTTCAATAGCGCCACTTTTGAAGTCTTTAACCTTGAACATTGCAGAAGTATTATTGACGGTTTCGCCGAGCATTTCTGCCAATTCTGTGATTTTAAGCCCCTTAGAAAGGAGGATTCTTTTAATTTCTTCGCCGCTCATAACTATCTAATTTTTAAAGGAATAATCTAAAATAAAGCAAATTCCAACGAAAAATATATCCAATAAAGTTTGGATAATTCCAACAAACATTGTAGATTTGCAACTGTATTCAAAATTGAACACAAACAAAGATACAAAAAAGTATTGGAAATTTAAGACAAGAAGTTATGACAAAGCAAGAGTTTCAGGAAATGACCGGACTGACGGTTGATGAAGAGCAGATGTGGGGAATCCACGAGGCGTACCTCACCGCCGACCTTGACAAGCAGGATTTCTGCGAGGCGCTCAAGACCCCGAAGGGAGCTGCGGAACTCGCCGAGATTATCGGACGGAGAATCACCGAGCAAAGGAATGCGGCCGAGACGAAGGCCAACAGCCTGAACGAGGAGATAAGGGAACTCAGGAACAAGGTTGAGGACCTGAAGTACTTCCTGCTCACCCAGAGCCACGACCCGGATGAGGACAGAATCAAGGAAACGGCGATAAGGCTCTACGGAGAGAGGGACTATTACATCACCTGCATCGAGGAGGGCTACGAGCCGGACCACCAGGACCTCGAAAGGATTGCGGAACTGCTGAAAGGAGACAGAAGATAAGTTTAACACTATAAATCATTAAGTTATGGCAAAAATCATTTACAAAGAAGGATGCGAGAGGCAGAACCGCCTCGAAAGCATCGAGGGAATCGAGATTGAGCTTCTCAACGGACAGAAGGCGCTCATCTATCCGAAGTATTCGGAAGAGGTGATGCTTCCTATGGAGAACATCAAGTACTACGGCCAGGAGCCGGACACGGAGATTGCGGCACTGAAAGAGACCGAAAGCGAATGCCTGACGGATGCGCTCCACGACTGCGGAAGTCCTGCGGCCGAGTTCGTCCACAAGTTCCGCTCGGACAAGCACGGCAGGTTCTATCTGCCTACACTGCTTGCGGCAATGGAGCTCCAGGACCAGAAGTCGGACATCGACGAGCTGGCGGAGACAATCGAGGGAGCGGACCTGCTCCGAGACTTCACCAGCTACGTTTGGTCTTGTTCCCGGTGCTTCGAGGGCTTCGGTTGGGTTGCGTTTGGCTACTACGGTTTTGCCGGCAACAGCTTGTACCACTCGAGCCTGGCTGTTCCCCTCGTGCTTTACAGATAATCTTAGTCTTAAATCTTCGGCAGGAGCGCGTCCCTGCGCCCTGCCCCTAAAAACACAGAACAAAATGAGATACGAAGAAATGACACAGCAGACAAAGGACGTGTTCAATGCAGTCCTTGCGAATAGCCTCAGCTACCCTATCGAGAAGAAGATGATAGAGGTTGAGATAACGGCTGACAAGATAAGCATCAGCTCCCAAGACACGATGCACCGGATGGTGGTGAAGTCTGTGGTGGAGGTCACGGAAGTGTTCGGCCTCGGATTTTGGGTGGACTGCGAGAAAAAGGACATAGTAATCAAGATCTACTGATATGAAAAGGGAAAAGATTTGGAGCATCATCCAGAGATGCGCGGCCGTGTTCTTCACCTGGACGGCAATCGGCATCGCGGTGTACGGCATCTGCTGCCTCAGGTTCGACCTGCTGGTGATGGCGGCAGTCTGGTACTTCATCGGAGGAGGACTCACGATGCAGAGCATAAGGGATTTGGAAGAGGCTACGAGGGGTGAGGGGGATTTTTAGAAAACAGTGAGTATAGAATACACAGAGATATGAAAGCAAAATTGTTACTTACAGACGGACGCGAGATTGAGATAGAGCCGTCAAACGGAGAGACATTCGAACTGCAGGAGATGTACGGCATCCTCAAGTGCGACCTGATTGAGATTGTGACGCTGGCCAACTCGGAGGACATCCTGGTCATCGACGAGGAGGGCAAGTTCAAGGCCGACAACCCGATAAACGAGAGGGCCACGAGGATAGCAGCCAAGCACTACGGAATCATCCCGTCCGACGTCATTGTCGGAAACGCAATCCTCTGCCACACGAGTATGGTAGAGTAGCAGAAGTTCAACCACCAAAAACAATAGAGAATTATGGCAATTACAGCAGTACAGGATTGGGACAACGACGGTTTCCTGGTCATCAAGGGAGAAGGGACGCTCAAGAGATACAGCGAGCTCAAGGAGCAGATGCACACGGTCTCGTTCGACAAGATAGGAATCTTCGCAGCATTCAGCAACGAGCAGTTCAAGGAGGGCTACGACAGGATGGTGAGGCTCGGCCACATCAAGGACGGGGACAAGGTCTATCACCTGGCCGCAGGATGCTACGGGACGAAAGAGGGTTTCGAGAGGCTGACGACATACTACGAGGACATCGAGAATACCATCAGGGCGGAGTGCGACCCGCAGGAGGTTTACTACTACGAGTACAACAACTTCGAGTGCTGCATAGCGTATGACGGCGACTATGACGCTATGAAGCAGATCATACTGACTTTCGGAGAGGACGCGGCGAGAAACGTCCGGAGGCTCAGGCCGATGATTCCGGTGGACGAGATAATCCGCAAGACAAGAAGAAACAGGAGGTAGGGCTATGCGTGACATCAGGAAGACTGAAGAATCCCAGAAGCAGTACTACATGGTACTGAGCAGGCTGGAGACTGACTGCAAGTTCTATCTGGGATGCGGAATGAGGAACGCGAGATACGCGCTCTACTGGAAGAGCGAGAGGAAGCACATCCAGGAGATGCTGCACATCTACGACTGCATTGCACTGAAGCCGGTATGGCTGGACGTTGCGGGCATACTCAGGTATGCGGAGCAGATGGGAGTCAAAGTCAGGCACGCGTCCCTGCTGAAGGCGAAGGACCGCGTATTGAGGATCTGGCAGATGGTCCTGTACTGGAAAGAATTGAACGGGAGATAAAACTGGCGCGAAAAGTTCCCACAAAGGCCGTTTTCAGCCTCTCTGAGGCACTTGACAGCGACAGTTGATACAATCCCTCAAAGAGGATGGATAAACGCTTAAAACAAGAAATTATGACACAGAGCAAATTCGCGTCGAAGAAGGCGCAGGCAAAATGGAAAAGAGACCTTGCAATCTACAACGAGTTCAACGAGCTGACGAAAGACCCGACGGCTTCGAAGGGAGAGGTGACGAGACACCTGATGGCGAAGTACGGGCTGTTCTCCGAGACGACCATCTGGTCAATCAGGAGGAACGTCGAGAGGATATTGGCGGAGGAGGACTGATATGGGCGAGGTGATGACTGCAAAGGAGCTCGCGGAGATGCTGAGGCTTTCGGAGGACCATATCAGGAGACTGACTTCGAGACGCGAGATTCCGTATGTGAAGATTGGGCACGCGGTGAGATACAAGGCCTGCGACATCGACAGATGGCTGACATCGAAGCGTGTGTACTGCAAGAAAGAAATCAACGAGATGGCCGACACTTACGTCGCCACCCACAAAGGCAAGAGCAGGGAAGCCGTAAGACCTGCAGGTAAACAACTCTAAAAAAATGGGAAATCTAATCAGAAAGCCTTCCGAACTGGAAGCGAAACAGACAATCACGATGCTCGTCTATGGACAGCCGGGCGTAGGCAAGACGACACTGGCGGTGAGCGCACCGGACGCTGTGCTCTTCGACTATGACGGCGGCGTGCAGAGAATCAACGGAGCGCACCAGACGCTGACGGTGCAGATACGCTCCTGGGAGGACACCTCCGAGGCGCTCGACGAGATTGTGGCGTCCTATCCGGACGTGAAGACCATCGTCATCGACACGGTCGGCAAGATGCTGGACTTTATGAGCGACTACATCGTCCGCAACAACAGCAGGATGAAGAAGTCTGACGGCACGCTGTCGCTGCAGGGCTACGGACTGAGGAAGAGTATGTTCATCGACTTCATCAAGAAGACGGCGGTGCTGGGCAAGAACATCATCTTCGTGGCGCACGAGAAGGAGGAGAAGCGCGGTGACGACACGGTGAAGAGGCCGGACATCGGAGGAAGTTCCGCGAACGACCTCGTCAAGGAACTCGACCTCGTGGGATATATGCAGATGCTCGGCAAGGACAGGACGATAGCGTTCAACCCTACCGAGGCGTACTACGCGAAGAACACCTGCAACCTGCCTGCGGTGACGAAGATTCCTCTGGTGGTGGACGAGACAGGAATGGCAGTAGGCGACAACAACTTCGTGAGGAGGGTGCTGGCGACCTACAAGAAGACGCAGGTGGCCACTCAGGAGGAGACCAGGAAATATGACAAGCTCGTCGATAATATCAGAACCGCTGTCGCTGCTGCGCAGAATGCCGAGGGGCTGAATGCGATTCTGGAGAGCATCGAAAAGACGCAGGTGTACAACTCGAAGATGGTCGGTGAGAAGATGGTCGCCCAAAAGGCCAAGGCTCTCGGACTGAACTTCAATGCAGTGGACGGAAGATATGAGTAGCGAAGTGAAATACAGGATCTATCCGAGTCTTCTCGACAAGTTCCAGTCGTTCCTTGACGCAGACATCGAGGCGGAGGGGTTCTGGAACGTGGACTCCGAGACGGGAGAGCAGAAGAGGACTGCGGAGGAGATTGCGGACGCGAGGGAGCAGGAGCTTCTCGACGCAATCAACAGGGTGCCTCACGAGCCGATAGAGGCTGCGGACAAGGGCACGTGCTTCAACGAGCTGGTGGACTGGCTGAACGGGAACGAGTCGAGGGTGGCCATCAGAAGGAACGACGACGGGACGGAGTGCCCTCCGTATGTGTGCGAACTGAACGGGTTCGTGTTCAAGTTCAGTGCTGAACTGACGCACGAGGTGGCGGAGATGTTCCGCGGCGCTGTCCCCCAGTACTTGTGCAGGGGCTACCTTGACACCTGCTACGGAGCGGTGGAGCTGTACGGCTACGCGGACGAGATTCTCCGGAACAAGGTGTTTGACCTGAAGACGACGTCCGCCTACTCTTTCGGCAAGTTCGAGAGGGGCTGGCAGAAGGAGGTCTATCCGTGGTGCCTGACATCTTGGGACGACATCGAGGTCAAGGAGTTCGAGTACACGGTCGTCCAGCTTACGAAGCCGAGCCAGAGGAATCCGGTCATCGGCGGGAAGATTTACAGGGAGGTCTATACCTACGACCACGAGGCGACGGAGAAACGCCTGAAGGCATTTGTCGAGCGGTTCATCGAATGGCTCGAATCGCACAGGGGCGAGATAACCGACGCCAAGATTTTCGGAGGGGAGAAGATATGATTGAGGTCAGCAACCGGGATTTCGAGGTGATGGCGAGCGTGATAGACTGCGTGGAGTACATCAAGGGCGAGAGCAACATCCAGCACAACCGCAAGCGTTTGGCGAAGTTGGCTGTCCGGAAGCTGAGGAACAAGGGAGTGAAAGTTAAACAGAAGTGAGTATGGAATACACGGAAAATCGTATATTTGTACCGAAATCTTTTGCTTTGCTGTATGTGATGCAGGGAGAGGGGCAGCGGTTGCGGAGACGCGCCGCGAGCGGTATCTGTTCCGCTTGGTGGAGCCCCCGGCTCCCTGCTTTTGTTGTCTTAAAGGCCGAATCGTTATGAAGCAGTCAATGATATTCTACGCGAGTTGGAAGGATGCCATCAAGGGACTTCCGGACGGGGTGCGTCTGGAGTTGTACGAGGCGGCGGTCGACTTCGCAATGACTGGGAATGTTCCGGAGCTGTCCGCTATGGCGGCTATGGTGTTCCCGTTCATCAGGCAGGACATCGAAAGAGACAGGGAGAGTTACGACAAGTTATGCGAAATGCGAAGAAAGATTGGCAAACTCGGTGGCGCACCGAAAGGCAACCAGAATGCGAGGAAAAACAACCAAAACAACCAAGCGGTTGAAAAAACAACCAAATCAACCAAATCAAGCGAAAACAACCAAATCAACCTTAATGAAGATATATCTAACGATATATCTCTAAGTAATAAAGAAAAGAACTCTTTACAGAGTTCTAAAAGAAAGTCGGCAGAAGCCGACCCGACTGCGGCCGGAAAAGAAGAAAAGGCGGATGCCCCTGACTTCAGGAAGCTCGCGGACTTCTTCAACGACGAACTCCGGAGTAACGGGAGCATCATCCCTACCATACGGAGCATAGACGGGCAGCGCAGGTCGGGCACGATGGCGAGGATCCGCGAGCACGGAAAGCCCGCTTTCGCGGAGGCGGTCAAGAAAGCCGCGGCGAGCGACTTCCTTAACGGCAAGAACGACAGGGGGTGGGTTGCGGACTTCGACTGGATAATCAAGCCGAACAACTTCATCAAGGTTCTCGAAGGCAATTACGACAACAGACAGCAGAACAACAACCAAAGGTATGGAAACACTGGAAAGCATAATCAACGCGGCAAAGGCGGCAATCCGGAAGACGGATACGAAAGTTCGCTATAGGCTGCCGTTCACGGAGGAGAGCGTCGCTCCCCTGCTGGCCGACTCCTACGCGGCGCTGGTAGCGTCGAGGGGCGGAGAACTGCAGAACGACGACGCGACGCGACGGAACATAGCGAGGGTGGCGAGGTGGCTGACAAGCGACCGGACCAAGCCTATGCTTATGCTCTACGGAGGAGTGGGCAACGGGAAGACCACGATGGCAAGGGCGGTCGCCCTGCTGTCAGGCTCGCTCCGTTCCGCGTATGAGGAGGTTTCCAGGAACGAGAGGGACACGAAGACGGCCGACGCCCTGTACATCAAGGCTTCGGCAATCCGCGTCCCGGCAATCTACACTGCACAGGACATAGCGAACCTGGCAGGCAGCAGACGCGCGGAGTATGAGGCGATTGTGGCGAGGAGCTTCCTCATCATAGACGACCTCGGCTGCGAGCCTGCGGTGGTGAAGAACTACGGCACGGAAGTGACGCCCATCACGGACTTGATTTACAAGCGCTATGATGCGATGTCGCCGACCGTGGTGACGACGAACCTGACCAAGGCGGACATCCGGGAAATCTACGGGGACCGGGTGGCCGACAGGTTCAACGAGGTGTTCGAGACGATAGGCTATCAGGAAAGGAGCTACAGGAGATGAAAAACACAACCGACACGATACTTGCCGCCATTGCCCGTTTTCAGGCCGTCAGGGCGACTTTGAGGGTGTTTCCCTATAAAGTACCTATGCCGTACCTGAAAAGGCTCTCTATGGGCCTTAAAAACGAGGATGTGGAAAAGGCGGTGTCGGAACTCCTGGAGGGCGGGACGATAGACAGGTCGGAATGTCTCAACTACGACAGTTACGGAGTAAAGGATTTCAAAAAGGAAAATGCAATGACACATTTTGAGAACGCGATAAAGGAGTACCTTGACGCAAGGGCAAAGGAAGACGTCAAGTTCGCTGAGAAGTACTCGAACGGAAAGAAGAGCATCGAGGAGTGCTGCCGGTTCATACTGGGAGAGATGAGGAAGAAGGCGAAGAGCGGGATGTACGGGGCGACCGACGCGGAGGTGTACGGGCTGGCCGTGCACTACTACGACGAGGAGGACATCAAGGTCGAGAAGAACGTCAGCGCCGAAGTCGTCATCAACCGGGAGATGACCGAGGAGGAGAAGCGGGAACTGGAAAGGAGCAAGGATGCCGAGAAGAAGAGTACGGCGGCGATGATAGAGGAAGACAACAGACGTAGGGAGGAACTCAGGAAGAGGACGGCCGAGGACAAGAAACGCAAGGAGCAGGAGCGGAAGAAGAAAGAGCAGGAGGAAGAGGGACTGCTGTTCCTGTTTGACGAGGAGGACCTGTAGTATGAAACCGAAGACGAAGAACGAGATTTGGGCCTTGAGGGAGCAGGCGCGGTTGCCGGAGCTCACGCAAAGGACGCTCGACTGGGCGAAGAGAACCCTGATGAGGCACGACGGCTACACGTGGTTTGCCGGAGCCTACAGCAAGAAGCGGAGGGTGGTGTGGTGCCAGAACTGCGGCAGGGTCGAGTACCTTCCGGTGGACGAGGAGATAAACGAGAGCGCCTATACCTGCAGGGAGTGCGGAAGCGTCCTGGTGCTCGTGAACATAGGCCCGGTCCATCCGAAAGTACAGACGTGCAGCATCGAGTTCGTCGTGGCGAGAGTCCACAAGGGCTGGCAGGTGTTCGAGGGCGTGGAACTGGAGAGGACGGTCAGAATCGGGGAACGGCCGGAATACGCGCTTGCGAGGCGATACGCAATCTGGCTCAACTCCAAGGGAAAGGAAGTCATCACCACGACCGCTTACTCAAGGTGTTACAACTACTTCAGGTGGAGGCCGGAGGACGGATGGACGATAGGCAGGCACAACGGAATAGCAAGCGGATATTATGTCTACGAGGACACGTTCGACCTGTCCGGAATGAAGACCGCTCCGGGCGGCAGGTATCTGCCGGAACTGAGACGGCGAGGCTGGAGACCGGGAATGAAGGAAGTCTCAAGCCTGAGCATAGAGGAGGTGTGCCGAACCCTGCTGGGGTCGAGCGTGGCGGAGACCCTGCTGAAAGCCGGACAGTATGCGCTGTTCAGGGCGCTGGTGTCGGAGGGGAAAGGCAACCGGGTCGAGAGGTTCTGGCCGAGCGTCAAGATAGCGCTGCGGCACGGGATGAAGTACAGGACGCAAGAAGACATCAGCCTGTGGCTCGACTACCTCTCAGGACTGGAGCAGGAACACAGGGATATGAGAAGCCCGAAGTGGCTGCTGCCTGAGGATCTGAGCCGGGCGCACCAGTCGCAGATAGAAAGGATGCGTGCGGCTTCCGAAAGGAAACGCAGGCTGGCGCAACTGGAGGAGGACAGGCGGTTCGACGAGGAGTTGAGGAAGAGAATCGGCATAGTGGCCGGATTCGTCCTCACTGACGGGGACATTGAGATTAGCCCGCTGAAGACGGTCAACGACTTCTACTGCGAGGGCAACGCCCTGCATCACTGCGTGTTCGCAATGGGCTACTACAAGCGCAAGGACTGCCTGATACTCGGAGCGAAAGTCAACGGCGAGCGCACCGAGACCATAGAGGTCAACCTGAAGGACTTCTCCGTGGCGCAGTGCAGGGGTAGGAACAATATGGACAGCCCGTATCACAAGAGGATAATGATCCTTATGTCGAGCAACCTCGGCAGGCTCAGGGACGTGTACAGGAGGGCACAGTGATATGGCGGACAAGAACTCAAAGAAAGCAATCAGAAGCGACATCGAGGCCACCACGATAGCGGAGGAACTCAAACTGATGTACCTTATGGCAGGAGCGACACAGAGCGTGGTCGAGGATGTGATGAAGAGGCTCAGGGGCATCTACAGGAGGAACGGCTTCATCATCAAGGACAACGAGATGCTGTCGGGACTGAACGACTTCTGCAGGTGCATCAAGCAGGCGGACTTCCATTTCTTCAACAGGATAGACAACCACGTGATAAACTGCACCTGGGGAATGGGAAGGGACGAGGACCATCCGGACGCTCCGGGCAACGCCGAAGCCTACGACGGGTTCTCGCAGGACCAGCTTGAGGTGGTGAGGCTGCTGATGCTATACGTGGACAGGACGGCAAGGAACAACGACGCGTTCGCAAAGGTGTTCGCCACGTTGAGGAGGATGCCGGGAAACGGGCTCTTCAAGGACGAGGACATCGCAAGGTTCAAGATGAAGAAAATAGATTAGTAATTTTTAATAATTCAAATTATGCTCAAAGCGGAAATAATTGGCAATCTGGGTCACGACGCAACGACGCGCAAGATTAACGGAAAGGATTACGTGTGCTTCGACGTGGCGCACGGGGAAAGACAGAACGGAGAAAAGAGGACGGTGTGGATAAGCATCCTGTGGGCCGGCAACGGGGGCAACCTGCTCCAGTACCTGCGCAAGGGAGCGACGGTGTTCGTCAGAGGTGACTTCTCGGCGAAGCTCTACATCAACAGGGCCGGCAACGTGAACATCTCCCAGTCCATAATGGCGAGGGAGGTGCAGATGTGCTCGTTTGCCGAAAGGGAGCAGACGCAGGCCCACAACGGCTACAAACAGGCTCCACAAGCCCAGTATCAGCAGTTCCCTACCCCTGCACCTCAGCAGGCGGTTCCGGCGGCTCCTGCAGTGAATCAGGACGATGACCCGGACGACGATCTTCCTTTCTGACGGGTGCGCTATGGCAAAGAGGAAAGCAACGCCACAGCCGAAGCAGGACGCCTTCACGCTACTGGTCCGGAGCCAACTCGGACTGGAGTGCGTGAGGGAGTTCCGCTTTCACCCTGAAAGGAAGTGGAGGTTCGACTACGCCGTTCCGGAACGCAAGGTGGCGCTCGAAGTGGAAGGCGGAGTGTGGACCGGAGGACGGCACACGTCATCGAAAGGGTTCCTGAACGATATGGAGAAATACAACACGGCCACGGTGATGGGGTGGAAAGTCGTAAGGACAACCCCGAAGGACCTGTACACGGCCGCGACGCTGAATCTGATGAAGAACGCCTGCCTTGGCTCGCAAGAGTAAAAAACTTTGTAAATTATTGAGGGATAGGCAATTATATTTTGTAAATAACAAAATTATTACTATATTTGCATATCCAAATAATACAAAGGAGGTGTTTGAATGAATGGCTTATAAAGAAAGATTGATTGCTCAGATCTTCTCCCTTTTGGAACTGATAGAGAACCCAAGCAACCAATCCATTGTGGAGCAAATACGGGGTCTGCTCCGTAATCTAAGAGACCTCAATTAAGTTTAACAAAACCCCCGAATTGAGTTTCGGGGGCAAAATTAAGAAAAAGATGTATCAAGGCAAAATTAAATTGATGGACCCCGAGAAACACGAGGAGACGCGGAAGGACTGCGTGAACTACAGAGGGGGCGCGATATACACGGCATTCATCGAACTTGACGGCATCATCAACAAGTCGGAGTTTGCAAGGCAGTATATGGAGAAGACGCATTCCTGGTTCTCGCAGAAGCTGCACGGATGCCCTGTCGGAGGGGCGAAGAAGGAGTTCACCTCAGCCGAGGCGGCAAAGATTGCGGAGTCGTTCCGCGACATAGCGAAAAGGCTCCTGGCCCTCGCAGATGAAATAGACGAAGTAAAAGACATTGACTGACATACGGGAATCGAGCAAAGTAAAACAATGTGCTTCAAAGGTGAGTATGGTGTACATATTTTTAGTATCTTTGGAGCGTAAATCACAACAGATTATGAAGATTTACACATCGTACTTCGGCAACTTGAGGAAGTTGTCACAGGCAGGGATAATCCCTGTAAGCATAGCAAGATGGAGTCCGAAATGGTTCGAGGGAATCAAGTACGGGACGGTGGCGCCTCTTCCGGATATGCTGAAAGGCGACATTACGAGAGAGCAGTACATCGAGCAGTACAACAGACGGGTGCTCGCAAGGCTGGATCCGGCGAGGGTGGTGAAGGAACTGACGATTTTCACGGGAGACAGGGACTGCGCCCTGCTGTGCTACGAGAAGCCGGGCGACTTCTGCCACAGACATCTGTTCGCGGAGTGGATGACAAGGGAGACGGGGCTGGAGATAACAGAGTTCGGAGTGGAGGAAGACAAGCCGAAAGAAACACAAATCATTGAGCCAAGTCTATGGGATTGAACATTTACAACAGGACATTCGGATTCGAGTTCGAGGTGGCGGACGTGGAGAAGTCGAGGGTGACTCTCCCGTCCGGCTATTCGTGGAGCAAGGAGGAGACGATAGTGAACTCCGACGGCAGGATAGTGAAGAGTTCGTTTCCGAGAGGAGGGGAACTGAACACTCCCCCACTGCTCCTGCGCCAGAGTTTCAGGGAGGAAGTGCGTGACGTGCTGGCCCAGATATTCGAGGCCGGAGGAAGATGCACCTGGTGCCACGGCTTTGCGGTCCACATCTACGCCGGAGACCTGGAACTGGAGGAACTGAAGAAGGTGTTCCTGCTGTCGTACTACACGTCCAACTTCATCAGGGAGATTGCGGATGTCGGAGAGTGGTCGGAATATCCGAACCAGGCCCCGGTGCCGACTGCGGAATACGCGGAGAACGCGAGAAACGCAAGGAGCCTTGACGACCTGAAGAACGTGTTTGCAAACTCGTCGGTCAAGGGATTCATCCGGCATCTGATAAACATTTCAGCCTATTTCAAGCACGGGACGATAGAGTTCAGGATTTTCAACTCCACATACGACCCCGACGAGATAGAGGCGTCGGTGCTGTTCGCGTTCAAGTTCGTCAGATATGCGGTCGGACATACGGAGGAGGACTTTGCGGCCATCAGGTCGATGGAGGACTTCCGTAACGCGCTCCGATTCCACGGGACGCTCGCACGCAAGCAGAAGCCGCTGCTGTTCTCGGGAGACCAGAACAACGAGGAGATGCGCTACGTCTCCAAGCCAATCAACATAGCGAGGGGACATCTGCGCCTGCTTGCAGAGAGATGCGGCGACGAGCTGGCGACGGTGAACCCGAACATCTACACGGTGGAGGCGAGCCTGTACGGGAAGGTGCGTCTTCACATATTCAACACGGACGAGTTCAACGACGTCATCTACCGGTGCGCCACCGGGAAACTGAGGATAGAATACAAGGAAGCGTTCAGCTTCCTCCAGAACGAGAACGGAGATTCTCCGGAACTGCAGGTGCGCTGTCTCCTGCTCTTCCATCGTATGCACCGATACACGGCCAACAACGAGTTTGCGGCCAAGATGCTCGACTCGATTAAGGCGGCAGTCGGGGAAAGCATCGGCAAGGCGGCGCCTGTGGCCGAGAAGATAGTGAAGATGCTGAACGACTGCGAGTACACCAACGGCACGCTTGCGGACGCGATTGACAGTGGGGCTGCCAGCGTGTTCTACCAGTACGAGAACAACCCGAGGACGAGGAGCACGATGGCCGCACTGAAAAGATACTCCGATTATGCCGACGAATACGAGAGGAAGGCAATGGACTATTACGGGGCTGTCGAAAAGGCGAAGCCCGGCCAGAGCCTGATGCTTGTGAGCTGCAACGAGTTCCTCGGTCTTCCGAAGGTCGGGAAGATTGGCAGGCAGATATTCTATGTCACGGAAAAGCAGGAAGAGAAGGGACGGGTCTCCATAACGGAAAAGCCGGAGGAGTTCTTCAGTTTCGAGTTTCCGCCGGACGACCTGGCCATCACTGACAGCTCGAAACTTCACATCGAGGCGATTCGTCCGTTGGGTCTGACGCAACTTCAGAAGACGTTCGTCAAAAGAGTGACGAAGTTCAAGAGGGCGTTCTGCGCGTTCGCGGTGATGTACGACAAGTATTGTCTCGGGGCGTTCGGCTTCGACTTCTCCAAGACAAAGGAATACGACATCTGGCTGCTGTCGGACTTCTGCACGAACAACGCGATACCGAGGCTGTCGAAACTGGTGCTCCTGTGTACCCAGACGGAGAAAGTCCGGAAACTTCTCCAGAGAAGTCTGGGAAGAGGCGTGAAGACGGTATTCTCGTATGTCTATACCTCGCATCCGGTCTCGATGAAGTACAGAGGAGTGTACAAGAAGGTGGACGGAGACAAAGGGAGGAAATGTCTGACATACGTGTCCGAACTCGGAATAGTGTCCGGAGAGGATGAAGTGATGGAAAGATACAAGAAAATGATACAGAAGAAATGAAAGAAAGCAAATGGAAATTCGACTGGGTAAGTCTGGCGGACATAGTTCCTGCCAGGCTTAACGCCAACAGGATGACGGACGACGACTTCAACGCCCTCGTCCGCAACATTGAAAAGACTGGAGGGCTGAGTTCCGCCATCACCTGCTACAGGCGCAGTGACGACGGCAAGTTCGTCCTCATATCGGGAGAGCACCGATACAAGGCCCTGCTCAAGGGAGGCTACGACAAGGCCCCCTGCATATACACGGACGAGGAAAACCTGTCGAGGGACGAAATCATCGCGCTCCAGACATCGCACAACTCGCTGCACGGATCTGACGACAAGTCCATACTGAAGAGGCTGTTCGACGAGATACAGAGCATCGAGTTCAAGGAGATAGCCCACATCAACATTGACGAGATTGGCTCATTCGACGCGTTCTCGACTTCGGTAGTACCGGTGTCCGAGCACTACTCGGTCAACCTCACCCTGTACAAGAACGACCTCGACACCCTGGACGACTTGATAGGATGCGTTAAGGAAAACGTCTCGAAAAGTGAGGTCATTATACTCGCCAACCAGGACAACACGGAAGAGATGCTTATGGAGCTGAACAGGGCAATCAAACAGAAGTACAACATCGTCAGCGGGTCGGTGGCATTCGCGAAGATTCTCGAGCTGGCGAAAAAACAGATGGAAAATGATACGGATAATAACGACTGAGGAGGAACGGGCCAGCCTTTGCCCGGCAAGAAAGTTCGAGCAGATTTCAGGTGAACTCGGAAAGGAGGAAGTCTCCCTGCACGTGCTCAAGGAAGAAGAGATTGAAGATGCGCTGAAGTCATTCGGCAAGGAGGACACAATCCTTGCGGAGACGAAGAACTACAGGATTCTGACTGCGGTACGGGAGTCCGGGATAAGAAGCACTGCCGAGAATATCCAGGCGGTGAAGTTTGACGAGGACAAGCTCCTGCTCAAAAGGGTTCTGGCTCCACGGATGGTGCTCACGCCGAGGGTTGTGAACCTTGCGACAGAAAATATGCTCCACGTCAGCTATTTCGTCAAGCCGCTTATGCTTGAGGACAGCATCGGGATTGACGAGCACTCGCTCTGCAGGAACGTGGAGGAAGCCAAACGAAAAGTCGAAGCAATAAAGAGGGAATACGGACTGCCGTCCATAGTTGAAGAATACATCGACGGAGAAGACGTGACCTGTGCGGTTGTGAAGAATAAAGACGGGCTGTTTATGCTGCCTGTCGTCATACAGCCGAACGCGGTAAGCCCGTACCTGTCCTATGATGCAAAGAACGGCAATCGGGAGACGTACAGTCCGGTGAGCGACTCGATACTGAGGATGAGGATATGCCAGGCGGCCGCAGAGACATTTGACGCCATAGGTGCGGAGCACTACGCAAGGATAGATATGAGAGTCAAGGACGGGCGACCATACGTGCTCGAAGTGAACCTCTATCCTGGGCTTGGAAATACGGGGTATATGTATCAGGCATTGAAGTTCAAAGGGCGTGACTATCGAGGATTCCTTGAGGAGATACTTAGCACGGCAACGCCACAAATTCCACAACGGTAAAAAGATGGGAGCAAGAAAAAGAATCAAGAACGAAAAAATTGTCGAGGTGTTCAAGAAAAAAGCCTGCAACATCTCGGCAACTTGCTCCGCGCTGGACATCGACAGGAAGACATTCTACGCGTGGAAGAAAAAGGACGCGAACCTGGCGGAGATGCTGGACGAGGCCTGCGAGGCTCTAATCGACAATGCGGAGACGATGCTGCTGTCGAAACTGAACGAGGGAGACCTCACGGCCATCATCTTCTTCCTGAAGACAAAGGGCAAGAAGCGCGGATACATCGAGGGACGTGAGATTGACGCCAACGTTTCCACCGACATAGACCTCAAACCATTGACGAAGGAGGAACTCGAGATACTTGCAAAAGGTGGTAAGTGATGCTACATATCAGAGACTATTGATAAAGGCGAGAAGGCAGTTGATGCTTGGCTCGCTTGAATCGTATGTAGGCACTATCTTCAAGCAGAAGCACAAGACGGACTACATCTTCGGAGAGCATCACAAAAGGATCATCGAGACACTGGAGAGGGTGATAAGCGGAGAGATACGCAAGCTCATCATCAACATCGCCCCGCGATACGGAAAAACCGAGCTCGCGGTGATACAGTTCATTTCCGCGTGTTTCGCCCTTAATCCGGCCTGCAAGTTCATCCACCTGTCCTACTCTGCATCGCTGGCTCAAGACAATTCTGAGGCCATTAAAGACATCATCAAGGACGACTTTTACCATACCATCTTCCCGTATGTCAAGATTAGGCAAGGCGCCGACACGAAATGCAAATGGAGCACGACTGAAGGAGGCGGTCTTTATGCCGTCTCGACACTGGGGCAGATAACCGGATTCGGAGCCGGAGAAGTTGAGAGTGCAGATGTGGACAAGGAACTGGACGAGTTTACTGCGACCTACAATCCGGACAAGTTTGCCGGAGCCATCATCATAGACGACCCTATCAAGCCGGAAGACGCGCTTTCGGATCTTGTCAGGGAACAAGTCAACAGGAGGTTTGAGACTACCATACGAAGCCGTGTGAACAGCCGAAAGACACCGATAATCATCATTGGCCAGAGAGTCCACGAGCGAGACTTGTGCGGATACCTGATGGAGATTGAGCCTGACGACTGGACTGTCCTCAGTCTGCCTGCGATAGGATTCAACGAGAACGGAGAAGAGGAGCCGCTGTGGGAGTTCAAGCACACGCTTGCCGAGCTGCACAAGATTGAGATGGCGAGCCCTTTCGTGTTCCAGACCCAGTATATGCAGAATCCGACACCGCTTGAGGGACTTATGTATGAGAGGCTGAGGACCTATGACGTCCTGCCTGTTGGCAAGTGCATAGTCAAGAACTACACGGACACTGCGGACACAGGATCCGACTTCCACTGCTCGGTAGACTATGTGGAGTTCTTCACCACGGGAGAGATGTACGTGATTGACGTGCTGTTCACCGACAAGGGAATGGAGTACACAGAGCCGGAACAGGCAAGGATGATGAGCGCCGACAAGGTGGCCATATCCAACATTGAGGGAAACAACGGAGGACGCGGGTTTGCCCGTAACGTGGAGAGGAATATGAGAGAACTGGGCAACGCAACTACGAGGGTGGTGTCGTTTCACCAGGGAGGCAACAAGACGGAAAGGATCTTCGCATATTCGGCCGAGGTGCAGAACCTGATTTACTTTCCGGCAGACTGGAAGTCAAGGTGGCCGCTGTTCTTCAATGCAGTGACGGCATACAGGAAGAAAGGCAGGAACGCGCACGACGATGCGCCTGACGTTCTCTCTGGAATGATAGAGAAACGGGCACAGAGACAAAGGACTACAATTTCAAGAACATAGATATTATGAAACTTTTGGAGACTATCGAGAACCTTGTCAAGCAGTCCTGTCCGGGCTACGGGTTCGAGTTCGAAACGGACAGGATGATGAACGTGAACGCAGACGACTGCCCGTTCCCGTGCGTATTCTTCGAGGAGTACACCGACGGGCGCATCTCGTTCGGAAACTACGGTATGGCGCAAAAGACAGTCACGGTGGAGCTGTCCTTTATGGACAATGCAGAGTTCCAGTGCAACGCTGTCGACAGGGAGCGTATCAGGGAAAGGATTGAGGAAGAGGCGGTGATACCATTCCTCAAGACTCTTGAGAGTTCCCAGGAGTTCGTCTCGCATTCGGACTATACGATAATGGCGGAGCCTCCGAGATTTGACGACAACTGCGTGAGCCTCCTGCTAAGGTTTGACGTGACATACAACCTGTGTATATGAGGATGGGAAAATACAGAATAGGCCATTTCGATTGGGAGGGAGACTCCTTCACCTACGGAATGAGGGTGGAACTTGGAGACATCTTCGGCAACACGGAAAAGTCGGAGTACTGGAGGCTTTGCGACGCCTTCAAACTCGTGTATGGATTCGACAGGAGAGTTCTTCCTATGCGGAAGCGCCTGAAGGTGTTTGACGACATCGTAAAGGGCCTGTCGCAATGGATTGACAAGGAGACACAACTGCTTGACTATACGCCATCCGACGAGGAACTACGGGCAGGCATACGTGACTTGGGAAAGAAAGTAGGCAGTATGACTACAGTGAAGCAACTTGCAAAAGCCTATGGAACGGACCCGGACAAAGTCCTCGACTGGCCATACTCAAAAGTGTTCGCAATCCTATATACGGACCTTGAGGAAAGGAAATACGAAACCAAACTGAGCAAGGAATATGAACGGAAAAGGACTAAGCACTGACACCCTGAAGAAGATGCTCGACAGGGCATTTGGCGAGTGCGTGGCAACCATAAAGACAAACAGCCGCAATGCAGGGCAGGTTGCCACAGGAAGGACTTTGCGCTCCTTGGAGTACAGGCTAAAGGAACAGGGAGCCGGATACGTGGCCACAATACTCGGCCGGCCATACTTCGGTAATCTTGAGACCGGACGAGGAGTTTACAGGGGCGGAAAGACGGACCCTGCGGGATTCAACCAGCGCCTCATAGAATGGATGAAAGCGAGGAACTTCCAGTGTAGAGACGAAAAGGAATACCTGCGGATGGCCAATTATCTCAGGTGGAAGATCAACAAGTTCGGCACGGCCCTGTACCGCAAGGGAGGACGCAAGGACATCTTCACGCCAGCGGTTGCCGACCTTACGGAGCTTGTGGAGAAAGAGCTTGTGGTATTCTTTACTACAACTATCGAAGATACGTTTACGAAGGGTTTTCAGGGATTCGGGAATAAACTATAACAAATCAAGATATGAGAGATATTCTTAAGGAAAAATACCTGTCGGTCTGGAATGGGACCAACAAGGTGAACGAAAACAAAAATGGAGGCGTGGCCCTTTGGTCGCTTCCTCCGCTTGTGTATAACGCGCATAACCCGGCGATGTTTACGAGGGAGAAATACCTGCACGTCACAGACGGCTATGTGTCTCCGTTCGAGAAACAGCCGTGCTATGTCTCGATTGACAACGTGTCTGTCAAACTGGTATTCAGTACAAAGACGGCGTCCAATCTTTACGTTACGGCCACCACCAATGAAGGACAGGTGATAGTCAAGGTGATGAAAGGGGTGACGGAATGGGCTATGTCCAACTATTGCTCCAAGATCCTTGCAGTGACGGCTCTGGATATGGACACGAACTGGGTAGGCTCTGTCCCGGAAGACGGCAAATGTATCTACCTCAAGCCGGACGAGGCGTATGTGGGAGAGTTGTACATCTGCAAAGACAAGGACAACATAATCTACAGGAACACGGCCATTGACAGTTGTTCGCTCACGTTCTATTTTGACGATGAGACAAAAGTGACGCTGTCGGCAGAATCCTTCGAGGGGAAGACAGTCTTTAATGCAGGAGAGGTAGTCAAGCCGAGATTCGCAAAGAATCTGGCCGAATTTGGCTCAAGGCTGATAGTGGAAGACCCGGCCTTGTCTATCAGCCATACGGTGAGCGCGAAAGTCGCCAGCGAGACGTTTGTCGCGGTCAACGGGGTGTCACAGATAGGAAAGAGTTCTGCAAGACTTGGGGAGACCGGAGCCCTGCTCTCCACCCTGGAGCACCTGACGTACTATGAGGGCTATCCGTTTGACTACACGATAATGGCCGCAGAAGACGATTGGCAAACGGTACACGGAACGGCATACTCGGGCGGCATTGCGCGTGTGCTGCTGACGTCTGGAATGCAGAAAGTGCTGGCGAACGAGAACCGGGAAGACGTCCTCATCAAGAAAGACAGCCAAGTGTTGCTCGGCTTCTACGTGGACAGAAGAATCTATCGCAGTTGCATACCGGACAACCCGTTCTATGTGAGATGGCTGAATCATCTGGGCGGAGTCGACTACTTTATGTTCGGCAAGACGCAAAAGAAGACAAGATCCATAAAGTCTGTCAGTTCGTTCAATCCGTTCATCGACAATACGGAGACGGCCAAAACCAACAGGCAGGTCTATTCTATGAGCACCGAATCCAGTGTGGTGGCAGGCACTTCCCTGCTGGGACGCAAAGACTACGAGGCGGTAAGCCTCATTCCGTTCAGTCCGCTCATCGAGTGGTACAACGAGGAGACCGGGAAATGGGTAAGGCTCACCGTAGAGAAATTTGACGGAGACACAGACACCAGAGGCGAAATGTCTTCTGCAGAGATTACTTTCACGATGCCAACAATTAACGTTCAGTATTAAGCCAATGACAGAGCAGATTTACATCAATGATGTCCTTATGGACAGGACTGACGGGAAAGTGGTGTCCCTGGTCTTCCAAAGCCAGCTCTTCACTGACATTGACTCGATAGTCAGCAACAGGACCAACGCGGTAGAGTTCCCTGCCACAAAGAAGAACCTTTCGGCGATAGGGAATCCTCAGATGGCCGGAAGCAAATCGGAGTTCGCTTACAGAAAACACAGGGCCGTTTACTTGCGTGACGGAGTGCAGATATTCAGCGGATTCGGAACGCTTCTCTCAGTATCTGGCACCTCGATAAAGTTCTCGTTCACTTGGGGAAACGTATCGGTTTTCAAGAAACTCCTCGACTACAAACTGAGGGAGATTCGCACGCAGTTGAACGAGGAAGACATCCATTTGCCTTGGAATGACTCGGCCGTAACGTCAAATGCCTATTATCCTGCGAATGTCGAGACCGGTGCATACAGACATCCTGCAATGAAGGTATCGACGATTCTGAGCGAAATTACGCGCCTCTGCGGGGTCGTTTTCGAGAATAAAGAAAGACTGACAGACTATCGTATTCCGGTAACGGGAAAGACGGCTGACGATTTCGCCAAAAGACAGCAGGGTGTTATTCTCGGTGGCAATCTTTCCTCAAGAATACAGACATATCAGTATCACTACAGCCTTGCAGTAGGAAGCGAGGACAAGGATGTGAGAAAACTCTACAAGGAGAACGGCATCTTTGATATAAGCGGCATAAAGACGCTGAAGATAGAGTTCGGCGCTGACTTCCGCTACTCGATGCCTGCATATTCAGGAAACAGCGAGCAGCAGATTACCATCTATGCTGTCACCGAAGACGGCAAGTTCTCAAGCCAGCTCTCGCACCTCAAGCTGTATAAAACCACCACTGGCGCAAGGTTCGTCTATTCCACGTCAAGCGGGCTGGCCGAAAAGAAAGAGATTACGCTGAACGTGGAAGACTATACGCACTTGCGTATTGAGATTTGTACTGTCGGAACATCTCAGTCTTCGACCACTCCGTCTGTAATCAGTGGCTCAGTGAACATCATCCCGGACTACGATGAGGAGCAGGAACTTATATACGGAGGAGTCTATCCGATATTCCAGAACCTGCCGGACTGGACGGTAAGCCAGCTCCTGAAGAACCTGATGAAGATGGAGGGCCTCTTCGCTGTTTGCCCTGACGAAAACACAATCCGGTTTGTCAGTGTAGATGACGTATATAGCAACAGGTCCAAAGCCATAGACGTCACGTCAAGGCTGATATTCAAGGACGGCGCTCCGACGGAAAGAAGCTTTACTTACGGCCAGTATGCCAAGCGGAACTACTTCAGATACGCAGAGGACGAAACGGTCAAGACAAATGGAGACGGAGTAATGATTATATCGGACGAGAATCTGGATGCCGAGAAAGAGGTGCTAAAGCTGGACTTCGCCGCAAGCGATATGAACTCGCAAGTGGTCCAGATTCCGCTTTAC